AAATGTCCAAACTGTGAAGCTTCGGCTCTTGAATTAGCTAAGGCAATTCAGGTTTGCTCATCAAATCAGTTTGAGATCAATCAACTTTTGAAGAAGCTGATTTCCGAAAACACCCGCCTCCGCGCCCGCGTCAAAGCGTTGCTGCGGCATTTGAAGGAACTATCTTGACCCATCGCTAATCCCATGCCACAATTGACCAGTCCGACTTGTTTATCCCCCACCGGATGGTGGGGGTTTTCATTTTCGCTATGAAAACCATTCCGCTCACAAGGGGGCTTGAGGCTATTGTTGATGACGATGATTTTGAGCGTTTCGGACACTTTAAGTGGCACGCTCATGTAGTGTACAATGGATTTTACGCAGCCAGGAAGCTGAGCAGTACAAAACTCTTGTATCTTCATCGTGAAATACTTCCACTTCCGAAACCGATGGAAGTGGATCACAAAAACAGGAACAAGTTGGATAATCGTAAGGAGAATTTAAGAAGCGCAACTAGATCCCAAAACGCATTTAACCGAGCGCCTTATAAAATTAAATCAAAGCCAGGGGCTTCTGGATTTAGGGGAGTTCGGTGGTATGGAAGGCTGAAAAAGTGGACTGCCGAAATTCGATCTGGGGGTAAGCTTTTTTATCTCGGGATGTTTCACGATCCGGCGATTGGGGCACTTGCCTACGACTGCGCCGCAATTCGACTGCACAGAGAACTTGCATATCTCAATTTCCCCCCTCATCCGAGGGGCAGTTTTTGTTTATGACCAGAAAGGAAATAGATAAACGCCTCGATGAACTGGGGATTCCAAAACAGCCCCGCAAACACCGCATGCGAATCCGGAAAATCCTGAACATGAATGCGGTAGTGGTGGTTAGGAACTTTCCGGAACTTGATGGAACTCCCTGGAAAGGCCCGATCTGGTCATGCCACGATGCGAGCTGTAATGTGGTTTCTGTGTTTGAACACATGGGAATTATCGAATGAGGCCCATCACCCACATCGCCATTCTGCGAGTGCGCCGTCCCGGTAAAGGCCGAGGCCAGCGCACGACCCTGCGCCTGTATGCCCGGAACGGGGATTTCATCAAGGAACATCAGGGGCCGGCCTGTTACCGGCTGGCGGCGGGACTGTCCCAGCGAGGGATCCAGGTGAACAGATTATGAGCGACGAATGCTGCGAGAATTGCCGGTTTTGGCGCAGACTTCCTCAAGATGAAGGAGTCGGCGGGCAATGCCGCAAGCGATCTCCAGTGGTCGTCCCACAATCTTGGGGACCAGAAACGTGTTGGCCAAGAACCTATTTAACAGATTTGTGTGGGGAATGGATGCGGTCCGATCCTAAGCCGCATAATTCAACTGCTTGCTTGTCACCATCGAAAGAGCCTTGCGCTTGAGTTCACCCTTCCATTTACCATCGTCGTAAACCGATTCTTTGTTGGCGAGGCGACGGATGCCGAATCCACGCTGGCGAGCGCCTTCGCACCCCACGCAAAGCGCATCGAAAAGGTCCGGTGATTTCCCGGTCTTTTCTTTCATGTCCGACTTGGTTTCGACTTCGATCCGGTTAGCACCGACTGTTTTCCATTCCCGAGAGCAACCTTCCAGCATCACATCCTCGGTCATGCCCCGGAACTGTTTGGCCTCTATAATCATTCGCACCGAATACCACAGCTCCGTGATTTTCTTGGAATAATAGTCACACGCCTTTACATCAATGGAATCGGAAACAGCCCTCTCGCTGGGCCTGCCGCCGCAATCAATCGAGTTCACATCTACAGACCAGAGCCTTGAAAACGCCGTGACCAAGCTGGTCCTCATGCCGGAATCGAAGAAGAAATTCCGGGGCGGAATGCCCTGAGTCTCACAATTCATTTTGGTGAACATCACGATCTGGTCCTCTGGCGATTCAAATTCGTTTCCTTTAATTGGAATGATGGACAGACTGGTTAGAGCGATAATCTGACGTTTTGGATCAACTGGCGAAGCTTGATCTATCAAGGATTGCAACGGATCCATGCTGGAATCTTCGATTATCCCCTCATCGCCAAATTCGAGCGTGATAAAAACGCATCTGTCACCACCCACGGATCGATAAGCAGCATCCAGGGCGGCAATCTTAGTTCGGATCGTGTTCTTCCATACAGGCTCTTTCATCGCGCCATGCTTGATGCAGAGCTGGCGAGTGATAACGCGGCGAGAGCCTTGGCCGCGAGGGAACCGGCCTTCATTGAACATCAGATAATGCCAGTCCTCCTTGCCCCAGGTCAGAGCATCCCGATCCATCCGGTCCCGAGTCATCAGAAACGGGTACGGAACAGGTTCCCCAATCTTCACATCAAAGTTAGGGCTGTCACTGCCAGGAAATTGAACACAGGAACCATTGTCGAACCGGGTTTTCCAGGATTTGGTTTTTGGAGTCTGGTCAATTCCACCATCCCAACCTCCAACAGACGAATGCGGTTCACAGAACACGCCGAGAGTTGATGTGATGTCATCGGCATTGCCTGCGCCGGCCACTTTGCAATCAGATCCGTTCTGGATAAAATTTGCCGTCGCATCAATAGCGGATTTTGGGATGGTCTGAAGCTCATCAATGAACCAGCGTTTCCGTTTCTGCTTAATCCCGATAATGGAATCCATTCCGACTGTGGGATTGCCCTTCTTCATTGGCACGCCGCAGCAACCTCGGCGCAGATCCCGGCCCTCATCGCAATCATCCCGGTGATCGGTGACGATGCGCTGGCGTCCCTCAATCAAATTCCCCGGAAGCCAGGAAAATAGGGATTTCGCCTCTTTATGCCGCATCTTAACCTCGCCCCAGACACGATTCTCCAAACTTTCCTTGGTCGTGGACGAGAACAGAACCAGCGTGTTTAGTGGGAATATATAATAATCTGTGAGCAGAATCACCGCCATGCCTGCCGATTTTCCGCTGTCCTTTGGCCCGATAATTCCCAAGTACGTCCGGTCCAGCCATTCCTTGAGCAGCAGATCGAACCAGCGATGCTGATGAAAATGCGGCCACATGTGGGCCATCGCCTGTTTGTAATGGAAAAAGTTTCCTTCTCCGGCTGTCTCCCCGTTCTTCTTTGTCCACTGACCGCCAGCAGCCACAACCTGCATCTCAATCCAAAGCGGGTGGGCCATTGTTGACCAAAACACGCCGTATTTCTGGAGCTTCTTGCCTTGAGTTCCTTCGAGTCTGGTTTTGAAAGACATTATTTGCTTTACACCAATGTCACAGGAGTTACTTGTAATCAAGGCTTATGCCGACCGTTAAATCAGAAAGGCCATACAAAAAACGGTGGTCCATTCCTCCACCCGTTCATGTCCCCGGTGCGTCGATTTACGCGATAATCAACGAGGACAACAAAAAGGTTTACATCGGAAGCGCAATCAGAACCAGCCATCGCTGGACTTGTCATCGTGGGGAACTTGAAGATGGAGAACATGCCAATCCATATTTTCAAAGCGCATTCAATGCGAATCCAACGGCTTTTCAGGCCGAAGTTGTTGAATGGATTAAGAATCCAACCAAAGAATATCTGCTTCAGCGTGAGCAATTTTGGATGGACTTCTTTAAGAGTTACGAATCATCCAGCGGATATAATGCTGCGCCAAGGGCAAGTTCCTGTCTCGGGATAAAGCATCCCCCTGAATACGGAAAGGCCGTGAGTCTGAGACAGACCGGAAAGAAGATGTCACCGGAAGCCTTGGCGGCATATCGAATGATACGATCTAAAATTAAACAAAAGGGAAGAATTTGGACAAGTGGCGACAGGCTTAAAATGTCCCTCAGGAAGATGGGTTCCAAGCATGGTGACGCAGCTAAGAAAAAAATGTCCATTGCCAGGATTGGGAAAATACTACCCAAAAAGGGGCGAAAAGTAATACAGATTAAAGATGGAATCGAGATTGCCACATGGAGAAGCATCGCGTACGCGGCACAGTATTTGGGTATTAAGGAATGCAATATTCGGCAATGCGTTAATCATCATCCAAATTGGAAAGCGGGTGGATTTACTTGGAGGGCGGTCGAATGAAAACCCACGATTCTGACATCACGCTTACTGATGGCAGTACGTCTTGGGCAAAAGGTGTCGATAGCATAAAAGTTACCACAGTTGCAACCCCGTCTAACCCAGATGGTCTTGAAAGAACGCAATTGGCATGGTCCTCAAATTTTACCATGCGCGGCGGTGGCCTGACCACTCGCGCCGGCTGGCGGCGATTGTTCCGGGTCCATGACGGAACCTCGATCTTTCAAGGCGGCATGATGTATGACGCGAGCGGGGCGAATCCGTACCTGCTCATGGCCATTGGAGGCCACATTTTCAAGGTGTCACCGGATAACGACTTTCCCATCACGGATTTATCCATCGCTGGCGGTGGCGGGAACCTGATCATGTCGGCCACCTCAGAGCAATTCTTCTTTGTTCAAGGCGAGGAGTTCGCGGTGATTCAGGATGGGCTTAACGACCCTGCCAGCCCGCCCCTGTTCTGGGATGGAACCACCCTGCGCCGGTCTAAAGGCATCACCAACACCGCAGTTGCGCCAGGAACACCGGGAGTCAACGAGATCCCTGCTGCAACCTGTATGGCCTATTATCAGGGCCGGATCTGGTATGCACAGAACCGGAACTGGTCTGCTGGCGATATTGTTGGCGGCAATTCTGGGACAATCGCATACCGATTCAGGGACTCCATTCTGAATGTAACCGAGAACCCGCTTGTGCTCGGTGGTGATGGATTCTCCGTTCCGACAAGCGCAGGAGCTATTCGCGCCTTGGCATACAACGCCAATCTTGATTCCGCCTTGGGCCAGGGAGTGCTCTACGTGTTCACGCGGAAACAGGTCTTTGCGATGCAGGTTCCGATCACTCGGGCCGCCTGGATTGCCGCCACGAACAATAACCAGCCCACGGTGACGGTGGCGCAGCTCGTCAACGGTTCCGTCAATGACCGAAGCGTGGTCGCCGTGAACGGCGATTTGTATTTCCAATCACTTGAGCCGGGAATCAGGTCACTTAACACGGCAATCAGGTATTTCGGCCAACCGGGCAACACGCAGATCGGGGTGAATGAGGAGCGGGCCTTGCAGTTCGTTGATCGTTCCCTGCTCCATGCCGCAACCGGGATCGAGTTCAATAATCGCCTGATTGAATCCAGCCTGCCCAAGCGCCTACCTCAAGGAATCGTGCATCAAGCCTTGTTGACGATGGATTTCACGCCCCTGAGCACGTTTGAGAGCACGTTACCGCCCATCTGGGAAGGGATGCAGGAAGGTCTGAATATCCTGCAAATGTGGACCGGAGACTTTGGCGGGTTGTCACGGGCGTTCGCGCTGGCCGTATCTGAGGATGGCGGAATGGACCTGTGGGAGTTCAGCACAGCAGACAGGACCGACACCAACGATCATCGCGTTACAGCTTATGCCGAATTTCCGGCTTTCAACTGGGGTGATAATTTCCAGTTAAAGGAACTGGTCGGGGGTGAGCTATGGGTGGACAGCATTTCCGGTGAAGTCGTGTTCACGATGGACTATCGTCCAGATGGCGACCCCTGCTGGTATCCGTGGCACAAATGGAAGATGTGCTCGGCCCGGAACACATGCGAGAACGTCAAGAATCCGATCTGTTACCCCATCTCGCCGCAGCGAGAAACGTACAATCCAGGAGCGGGCCTGCCCAAGCCGCCGTTGGTGTGCGATCCTGTATCGAAACAGCCCACGAATCTCGGGTTTCAGTTTCAGACGAGATTGACAATTCACGGCTACGCTCGTATTAGAGGACTGTACCTCTACGCGCAGCCGCGTATGACGCAATTGTTTCGTCGGCCTGTATGTTGATCTATGAGCACACGCCTCCGCCTCTATGACCTGAGACTTTCCGACCTGCCGCAAGTCTCCGGCCTCTGCCAAGCCGATGTGAACGGCGTGGCGTCCGTGGTCAACTCGGTTCAGCGCCGGCTCATTTACGGTGTTCAAGTGAGCGAAGAGGGATGGGCCGGATGCTTTGCTGAAGTCGCTTTTAACGTCAATCCGTGCTCACCCTACATCACCACGCCAAGAGGCATATCCAGATTGGAGGCTATCAATGTCTGCCGCCGACCCGTCGCACTCAGGAACCAATTTTACGAATACCTACGTTTCGGCAACGGCAGGATGCCCAAGCTATGCTGCAATCCTCAACTGGGAAACTTCCGAGGTGGATGCCTGGAAGTCTATTCCAGAAACAACGCCGTCACGTTCGTTGACCCACCCACCACTCCGTTTTTACTCCGCATTTATCCGGCCAATCCGGATGACGCAACCGCGAATAGCCGTGTCCTCATTCAAGGCGT